CGTGTCTTGGAACTGGCGGACGATGATGGCGCTGGAATCGACGAAGGATTCTGAGTTCCTACGGCATGAGCCGTGTCCTGAATGTGGCTCTAGTGATGCTTTGGCCCGTTACACTAACGGGTCAGGGCACTGCTACAGCGCTGGATGCAGCTACCATGACCACGGAAACGGGGACGTAGATCCTTTTGACGACCCCCTTCCAGCCATTTTTAGTCGGAGGAAATTGGAAATGACAGGCGTCGTTGCGGATATTCCGGACAGACGTATCTCTAGGGCCACCTGCCAAAAGTTCGGTGTTACCGTGGAGTACGATCAGAACGGGGAAATATCCAAACACCACTACCCTTACTACTCCCTTGCAATGGACGCTGACAACAGCGACATCGTTGGGAAAAAGACAAGGCTAGTGGAAACAAAGGCTTTCTTTGCTTCCGGGGACATGAAGTCCGTAGGGCTTTTTGGACAGAACACATGCCGGGGCAGAGGAAAGTTCCTGACCATTACGGAAGGGGAGTTAGACGCTCTCGCCGTATCGGAAATGTTCAGTAGGAAGTGGGACGTTGTGTCCCTCCGTGCTGGTGCAGGCGGAGCGGAAAAGGAAATCAAGGAGCAACTGGAGTGGCTGGAAGGCTACGACCAGATAGTAGTATGCTTTGACAACGACAAGGCGGGGAAGCTCGCCGTGGACTCCATCAAGGACCTGTTTGGCCCTAATAAACTGAAGGTCTGTAAGCTCCCCTTAAAGGACGCTTCGGAAATGCTTCAGGCCAACAGAGTCCGGGACTTTACGTCCTCCTGGTGGGACTCCAAACTGTACCAGCCGGACGGAATCATTCCGGGAACGGAAACATGGGAACGGATTACAGGAAGGATGAAAGTCAAGTCCGTACCGTACCCGTGGAGTGGCCTTAACACCACCACCAAAGGGTTCCGACCATTCGAGTTAGTGACCATCACTAGCGGCTCAGGCATGGGCAAGTCTCAGGTAGTTAGAGAGATAGAGCATTATCTTCTGGAGGCAACCGAGGACAACATTGGTGTCCTGGCCTTGGAGGAGGACATCTCTCGGACTGCCCTAGGGATTATGTCCATTGCCGCCGACTGCCCTCTACACCTAGAGGAGGACTTGGACGCGGAAGCAGTCAAGCCCTTTTGGGACCAGACGTTGGGGTCAGGCCGCTACTACCTCTTTGACCACTGGGGTTCCACTTCGGAAGATAACCTCATGTCCCGTATTCGGTACATGGCAAAGGCTTTGGACTGCAAGTGGATTATCCTGGACCATCTGTCCATCGTTGTCTCCTCCCAGGAGAATGAGGACGAGCGGAGAGCCATAGACGCCATTATGACCAAGCTTCGTACGTTAGTACAGGAGCTAGGGATTGGTTTGTTCCTGGTTTCCCACCTTCGTCGTTCCACCTCAGGTAGAGCACATGAGGACGGTGGTAGGATATCCCTCAGTGAGTTAAGAGGGTCACAAGCAATAGCTCAGTTGTCCGACATCGTAATAGGCTTGGAACGTAACCAGCAGGACGATGATGAGGACAGGCGTAACACTGTGTGTGTACGTGTCCTTAAGAATCGTTATTCCGGACTCACAGGAGCCGCTTGCTGGCTGAAGTACGACCAGTTTACTGCACGTCTAACGGAGTGTTCCATGCCGGAAGATGATGAGGAAGTTGCGGATGGTTTCTAGCCCCTTGGTGGTCCTGGACATAGAAACGAACGGCTTAGACCCCACTAAAATATGGGTTGCCGTCACTAAGTCCATGCCGGACGGGGAAACGGAGGTACACTATACCCCTGATTCCCTCTCAGAGGCCCTAGGAGGCTCTAGGAGAGTCGTAGGCCATAACCTGATAGGATATGACCTGCCTGTCTTAGAACGCCTCTGGGGGCTTTCTGTGGCCCCTGAGCGGGTGATAGATACCCTGGTCATGTCCCGCCTAGCGGACCCACAGCGTCCAGGAGGACACAGCCTGAAGGAGTGGGGGGAGAAGCTTGGTTTCCCTAAGGGAGACTACAGCGACTGGTCTCAATGCTCCGAGGAGATGGTGAAGTACTGTCAGCAGGACGTGGCCGTTACGGAGAGAGTGTACTATGCCCTGCTCACGGAACTAGGGGACGTTTTGAATTCTGAAGCGTACACCCTGGAACATGAAGTACAGTTTATTATTCAGCAACAGGTCAGAAACGGCTGGCTGATAGACCAGCGTAAGGCCTATCAACTTTTAGCTAAACTAAAGGAGAGACAGTATGCTATCGAAGAGAAAGTACAGGCCGCATTTTTGCCGCTTCCTGTATTTGTTAAGGAGGTTACGCCGAAGTATAAGAAGGACGGACACTTCTCCACAGTCGGCCTAAAGTTTCTTGGGGATTCCTGGGAAACGGTGGGAGGCCCCTTCTCTAGGGTTGACTTCCCTTCCTTTAACCTAGGGTCCCGACAACAGATTGGGAGGTACTTACAGTACTTTGGCTGGAGGCCGGAGTGCTTTACGGGGACAGGGCAGGCGGTTGTTGATGAGCCTACTTTGTCCAAAGTAAAGGACATACCGGAAGCACAGCTTATTGCGGAGTATCTTCTAGTCCAGAAACGAGTAGCACAGGTGCAGAGTTGGTTGGACGCAATGGACGAAAGGGACGGCAGAGTTCACGGGGCAGTTAAAAGCAACGGAACTGTGACCGGAAGGATGACACACTCCGGACCCAACATGGCGCAAGTCCCGTCCGGGCACTCGCCTTATGGACCAGAGTGTAGAGAGTGCTGGACTGTTCCGGACAGCTACAGCTTGGTGGGCTTTGACGCCTCCGGCTTGGAGCTACGGATGCTGGCACACTACATGGGGGACGAAGGATTTATACATGAAATACTCACGGGCGACATACACAAAGCTAACCAAAAACTTGCAGGGCTTGAATCGCGAGATCAGGCTAAGACTTTCATATATGCCCTTGTGTACGGGGCAGGAAATGCAAAGCTTGGCTCAGTGGTTGGGGGAGACAAAGGACATGGTGAGAGACTTAGAAGACGTTTCTTTGATAATCTCCCAGCATTTCCAAATCTTAGAGACCGCGTATCAAGAAAAGCTCAGAGAGGATACTTAATAGGCCTGGACGGGAGACACGTTCCCGTACGGTCGGAACATTCAGCCCTTAATACTTTACTACAGTCCGCCGGAGCCATTGTAATGAAAAAAGCATTGACCACGTTGGATGAGTATGCTAAACTATGGGGGATAACGTATAACTTTGTTGGAAATATACACGACGAAGTACAAACGGAGGTAAAGACCAGTGAAGCAGAAAAGTTTGGGAGACTTGCGACAAGCTGCATTGAAGCGGCAGGGATACACTTCAACCTTAACTGTCCCCTCGCAGGAGAATTTAAAGTTGGTAGGGACTGGAGTGAAACCCACTGATGGAAACCGCCTTGGGGACTTAGCGGAACATTACGCCGTCACTTGGCTGTGGGACAACGGTTGGGAAGTGTTTAAAAACTGTGGCTGCACTGGCCCCATTGATTTAATTGGTATGGACTCCGACAAAAACCTAACCTTCATTGACGTTAAGACTCTCACTAAGGCAAACATGCCTTCAAACCGCACACAAATGCAAAAGGATTTAGGAGTACAGTTCCTTTTGTTTGATGCAGATAACCGCTCCTTAAGATTTATGGCACACAGAACATGAAAAACATACATACTTTAGTGACTGACATCTATAACCTGATGATGTCCAAACGCCCCCCTAAGGAAGTGGACGTTGAGGCTGAGATTGAGAAGTTCGGTGAGGCAATGAAGGACCTCATGCGTAAGGAGTTTGTCAATAGGGGCTGGGACGCACGTAAGCTGCGCCTGTCCAACATAGGGCGCAATGACCGCTTCCTCTGGAACCACTTCCACGGCGTACCTAAGGAGAAAATACAGCCGCACACGCTCGTTAAGTTCCTGTACGGGAACCTCATTGAGGAAATGCTTTTATTCCTAACACGCCTGTCCGGACACTCAGTTACGGACGAACAAAAGGAGTGTGAGGTGGAGGGCATCAAGGGCCACATGGACTGTAAGATAGACGGCATTGTCACGGACGTTAAGTCCGCAAGCTCCTACGGCTTCAAAAAGTTTAAGGACGGGTCCTTGGCTTTTGATGACCCTTTTGGGTACATCGATCAAATCAAGGCGTACGCCCACTCCGAGGGAGAAACGGAGTTTGGCTGGCTGGCTATGGACAAACAGAACGGATACTTAACCTTCCTGAAGTACGACCTGAAGGACACACAAGCTCCTGTATATGAAGTACTTAAGGAGGATATTGTGGAGCGCGTTCAGCACGTAAAAAAGATGGTAAGGCTAGAGGAAGTACCCGCAATCTGCTTCGCGCCCTTGCCGGATGGAAAAAGTGGGAACCGGAGACTCGCCGTAGGCTGCTCGTACTGTCAGTTCAAAGCATCCTGCTACCCGCGTTTGAGGGCCTTCGCTTACTCCACAGGGCCACGCTTCCTTATAGACATAAAAAATGAACCCAAGGTCAGGGAAATACCGCTCCATGAAGCCGTCCGGTAAGCGGAAAAGACGGCACTACCGCTCCGGCCTAGAGGAAGCCTTTGCTAAGGCAGTCCCTAGAAGGAAGTTCCGGTATGAGCCGTTCACTGTCCGGTACGTTATGCACAGGAAGTACGTGCCGGACTTTGTGTACGTCCCCACAGGAGCCATGATTGAGTGTAAGGGGTACTTCCGCGCCGGGGACACCATGAAGTACAAGGCAGTTAGGGACACCGTGGACAGAGAGCTTATCTTCGTCCTGTCGGACCCCAACAAGAAGGTCAGGAAAGGAGCCAAAATCACTATGGGACAGTGGTGTAGTAAAGAAGGCTTTAAGTTTTTCACTGTCCAACAGGTAGAAGAGCTAATGGATTATGTCACTGACGATGGCTGAAATTAAAGAGAAGCTTTTGGTGCGGTACGACGCCAATTTCCTCCTGGAGTCCCTGGACATTTCCAGCGAGGAGTTGTTGGACCGCTTCGAGGATAAATTATTAAACCGTTTGGACACGTTTGAGGAGGAAATGGACTAATGCTTGGCAAGAAAATTAATGACATCACACCGGAGGAATGGGACAACATAGGTAAGCCAACCCCCTTTTACCCCTCAAAGTACGACCCCGTGGAAAAGCCGGAACACTACAACAAGGGTAACATAGAAGCCATCGCGTACATCAAGCAGCAGCTTGGGGATAACTTTGAGGACTACTGCTACGGAGCCGTCCTTAAATACCTACATAGATTCCGTTACAAGGACGGAGAGCAGGATTTACGCAAAGCCAAGTGGTACTTAGAGCAGATGATTAAAAATATGGCGGACATGGGGGAATAAGGGAATGGAACTGTACGAACAATACATAGCAAAGTCAAGATACGCAAGATATTTACCTGAGGAAAAGCGTCGGGAAACGTGGGGGGAAACTGTGTCCCGCTACACGGACTTTTTCAAGGCCAGAGGACAACTGGACAAAACAACGGAGAAGGAACTGTACGACGCAGTGTACAATTTGGAAGTGATGCCAAGCATGAGGGCCATTATGACGGCTGGTGCGGCCCTGGACAGAGACAACGTAGCCGGATTCAACTGTTCCTACATTGCCATTGATACCCCAAGAGCCTTTGATGAGTTACTTTACATCCTTATGTGCGGTACTGGGGTAGGCTACAGCGTGGAGCGGCAGTACATCAGTAAGCTGCCTTTAGTGTCAGAGGAATTCTTTGAGTCGGACTCCGTGATTAACGTGCCGGACTCCAAAGTGGGTTGGGCCAGATCCTTTAGGGAGTTAGTGTCCCTCTTGTACTCCGGACACGTTCCTAAGTGGGACGTAAGCCGTGTTCGTCCTGCTGGTGCAGCCCTAAAAATATTTGGAGGGAGAGCCAGCGGTCCGGGACCTCTCGTAGAACTTTTTCAGTTTGCCGTGGATATGTTTAAAGAGGCAGCAGGAAGGAGACTGTCCTCCATTGAATGCCATGATCTGTGCTGCAAGATAGCTCAGGTGGTGGTGGTTGGAGGGGTCCGTAGATCCGCCCTGATTAGCCTGAGTAACCTAACGGACGACAGGCTGAAGAGGGCCAAACACGGTAGCTGGTGGGACCATACGCCCCACAGAGGCTTGGCTAATAACTCCGCCTGTTACACGGAGAAGCCGGACTTTGAGGCCTTCCTGAATGAATGGAAAAGCCTGTACGAATCCAGGGCAGGAGAGCGTGGTATCTTTTCCAGGGTAGCCAGCCAGAAGCAGGCGGCCAAGAACGGCAGGAGAGACCCCGACCATGACTTCGGGACCAACCCCTGTTCAGAGATCATCCTCCGGCCCAACCAGTTCTGTAACTTGTCGGAAGTGGTGGTACGGCATGACGACACCGTGAAGGACTTGGAGCGTAAGGTACGCCTTGCGACCATCTTCGGGACCCTTCAGGCCACG